CAGCATCCACCGCTTAATATAACAGCCCCTGCTTCTGAACTTGCTAAGAAATGGGCCGGTTATGGCACTTCCCTCAAGCCCGCTCACGAAGACTGGTGGCTCTTCAGGAAGCCCCTAGATGGCTGCACCATAGCCGAGAATGTGCTTAGATGGGGGGTTGGCGGGCTGAATGTGGATGGATGCCGGATAGGCACAGATGGCGGAATGACAAAACATTCGCGAAGTGATGGCAACAATAGAGATCGATGGGAAGGTAATACTCCAACTGGTGAATGGGTGCAAAACGGGGGCCGATTCCCCGCCAATTTGCTAACGGATGGCAGCGATGCCGTGAAGGCGTTGTTTCCTGCCAGCAGTATCACCGGGAAACGCACCCCGAAAAGCAAATCTGCCAAAGTTGAAGGGACCAACTGGCTAACCGACAATCATGAAAGCACAGAATACACCGACCAAGGGAGTGCCGCTCGATTCTTCCAGCAATGCCCCATCACCGAAGAGGACTATGATGCCCTGTTCTATTGCGCCAAGGCAAGCAGGAGCGAGAGGGAGCGGGGATTGGATGGGATGCCAGATGTGATGACATTGCGCTATCATGAAAAGGCGCAAGGACCCTTACCACAGCAAACACCGTCTAAGCCGGTTGCACAAAAGAACCATCACCCAACGGTCAAACCTCTCGCCCTCATGTCCTATCTTTGCCGCCTGATCTGCCCACCATCCGGCCTAATCCTTGATCCCTTTGCCGGAAGCGGTACAACTTGCCTTGCCGCTAAACAAGAAGGCTTTCATTGGATCGGCATAGAGCAAAGTGCCGAATATGTCCAAATCGCTAACAAACGATTAGCTGCCATTCCCGCCTCTTTAGCTGCCTATTGTCAATGAAAACATTTGCATTACACGAAGGAATCCCCGTCACAATGAGATCTATATGTGCAAGCCATGCCCAATCTGCCATCTGCCCACCGATACCCGCCGTTCCCTGGAACTAGACATATCCAGCGGCATGAAACCAGCCGAGGCAGGCCGCAAATATGGGGCATATATCACCACCCGCACCAGGCCCGATCTGGCTATCATCAAGCACACGAGCAAGTGCAAGCAGTTGGATAAGGATAAGTTTTGGGAGCTACAGAAGCTACAGGAGCAGGCGGCCAGGGATAAGGAGATAGCAAAGCAGGTGTTTGTTGAACCTAAACCGGCACCTGACACACAAATCAAGGCTGAAGTCTCAGAGCTTAAACATGTCAAGACTGCCATAGAGCGCAACGAGGCGGTTTATGAATTGGCGATGCTTGGCGCGAGGACTGCCATCTATAGGCAAGATCCAGATACCGAAGAGTGGGAGCTATTGCCCAATGAGCAGATAGACCGGAAGGGCTTGGCGGCATGTCTGGCGCAAGTGAATGCGGCGAATGCGTTTTTGGGGAAGCCGGAGCCTACTACGATGCAACAGACCACTAATATAAATCTATCTGTATTATCCGATAAAGAGCTTGACTTATATGAAAAGATTGCCAGTAAGCTCGAAGGAAGCACAGAGGGAGAAGGCAAGAAGACATCTACTTGATTTCATTCTTTACACAAAGCCAGATTATCAAGTCAATTGGCATCATAAAGTAATCTGCGATTATTACGAGAGATGGGCCTTTGGCGATATAGACCGCTTGATGCTTTTCATGCCCCCCCAGAACGGAAAGACTGAGATAGTTAGCAGAAGAGGCCCGGCTTGGATCTTAGGCAGGAATCCAGACGCCAAATTCGTTTCATGTTCATACGCGGCTGATTATGCTTCTGGAATCAATCGCGACGTTCAGAGGATTATAAGCACACCTGAATATAAAGAACTCTTTTCATCCACCACATTAAATGATAAGAATATCCGAACAGCATCACAGGGCGATTATGTCCGCAATTCTGATCTATTCGAGATAGTGGGGCACCAGGGCCGGTATTGCTGCGCGGGCAGGGGCGGCGGCATTTCCGGCAACCCTATGACCCACGGGAATATAGACGACATAATCAAGGGTAGGCAAGAAGCGGATTCTGCTGCGATCAGAAAGGAAACATGGGGATGGTTTTCAGGCGAATTCTTCTCAAGACAGGGCAAAAATGCCAAGTTGCTGATTACAGCAACTAGATGGTGCGAGGAAGACCTGCCCGGCATGCTCCTTAAGCTGGCGTCTGAAGACCCCGAAGCGCCACAATGGACCGTCGTATCTTTTCCCGCTATCGCGGTTGATCCGGTCGCGCCATACGACCCCAGGCAACCGGGCGATGCTCTTTGGCCTGATAGGTATCCGTTAGCTCACCTGAAGCAAGTTAGAACCCTGTCAGAGTATGATTGGTCCGCACTATACCAACAAAACCCGTACAATGATGCTTATGCCATATTTCGCACTGAGAAGATGGCAAAGGTTGATCCTGGAGATTATCAGGAAAAAATCAATGAAGGCAAGCTTAAACTCTATGGTGCTCTCGATCTCTCCAAGGGAGGGAATGACTTCGCCGCCCTCATCACTATTGCGGTATTACCCGATGGCAGATGGCTTGTTTGGGAATGCAACCTTTCTGTTGATGTCCAAAGCAAGTCAATTACGAAGCTGATCGAAGCCCAATCTCAATATAATTATCAATCTGTCTGGATAGAAGCCAACTCTCTGGAGATAGCAAAATCTGCATGGGACAAAGGGCAACGAAGTAATTTTGAAATCCTACTCCGACAGGAACAGCAAAAGGCGGGCGTGGCCGTCCCTTACATTCTGGTATGGCACAATAAGCCCAAACCGGATCGCATACGATCCTTAGAGGGACATTTCGGCGATGGGCAGCTATGCTTTAGAGAGGATTGGGCCAAATGCTACCGGGAACTGATCAACCAATTCCGCATTTTCCCTGATAAGAACGCTCATGACGACGGCCCGGACGCTATCGAAATGTTGGTTGAAGGTCTGCAAAATATCAAAAAGAAATATATGATGACTTCCTCCAAACCCGTCATAGGCGGCTCAATATTCTAAGAGGCTAATATGCATTTTGAAGATCTGCCTAAATGGAAGCAAACCGCGATTTTGGAGGAATTTAACCATCCATATACAATCGGGGATATAACGTTATATCCCGACCCAACTTGGATCGATTGGCGCGCACCTTCGATTTTTGAGAAAATAAAACATTGGCTATCTGAGGCTACATGAAAGAAAAATATATCTCAATCCATCGGCCAACCAAAAAGTATAATGCCGCCGGTGTCGAAAAACCGCCTGTAGCTTCAAATCCCAATTATGCCGCGACAAGCTACCTGCCAAAGGCATCCGCTATCAATCCATCTAGTATCGTTAATGCCTATTCTCTTCCACCCATCCAAGAGGCTGTTATCCCTATTGCGGTGGCCGCCTTCCCAGGCTTCGATATAGAGATCCAGCCACCTGATGGTGAGACCTGGGCAGATGCAAAAATCACAGAGGCTCAGAAAGGCATTAGGCAAGCCGATAAGGTAGTTAGATCCTTAGATCAAGTCCGATGGGCTTTTTATGATACTATCGGATTTCGCCATGCGGTTTTCAATTATAGCCTAAAGACGGATGGTAATTGGACCCTGCCAGATACGTTTCATAGGCTGCCCGCCGAGTCTTTTGGCAAGGCGGCCACAAGTACCACCGATCGCGAAACATGGTGGAAAGATCCCCTATTGCCGGGCATCACACAAAACAGGCGAAATGGTGACAAGCACTATTTCCAGGCACAATCTGAATACGGTGAGCCGGTCGAGATTCCTGAAGATGAGCTATTACATATCTTTTGGGAGCTACCAGGTAATCAATCGATTATTGCTTCCATTTTGCCCACCATAGATTTCTGGCAATTCTGTAGAAAATGCTTAGGGCTATCAGTTCAAAGGCAAGGCGTCCCTAATGCAGTTGCGTCTTTTGATCTAGCGGCGGCTGAATGGTTTAAGACTAATAGTGATAGCAGCCAGCTTGTTAACGGTCTTCCCTCGAATATATGGGAATATATGGATGAGGTGGTCAAGAGCCAATCAATAGGGACCGCCTTCAATTTGCCCCCCGGTGGCAAACTGGAATATCCGCCTACATCGGGCCTGCAAGCTGCCCAGGAGATTGACCAGTACATAGAGCGCAAGCTGCTCATGCATTTAATACCCACTCATGTACTTGATACGCTTGGTTCCGCTATCAGCAAGTCATCTGCCCCTGCCCTAGACCTCTTTATCATCCTGGCGAATGGGTGGAGAGAAATCGATGCTCGGCCATTTGAGCAATATTATTCAAACCTGTTGAATTTGAATGGGTTTGAAGGCGCTCAGGTCTGGTTTAACTGGCAACCTATCATACAGGCAGACAAAACGTCTGAGCACAATATGATCATACAAGATATTGTGCAAGGAATTGCCACCATAAACGAAGCACGAGCGAAAGCCGGATATTCAGAGCTTCCTGCTAGATCGGAGATGAAGCCTGGTTACAAGGGGCCAACGTTAGAAGATCTGATTGATGAGCATAACAAATTATCTGGAATTTCCGGTATGCTGTGACGGGCTTTGCACGTAATCTCTATTCTGCACGAAAAGTGACAGACATATTCAGTGAATTGGTTATATTTTTCAATAAGCAATTCAATTGAACTTTGAAATAAATTCATGTGATTCTGCAAGCGAAACGGCGCCGGCGCACCCACGCGCAGCAAGCTGCGGGGTATTCATTTTAAAATAAAGTCGGCCATCTTCTAAATGTTATCGCGTTGTTAACGGAGGCGTTTCATGAGTAAAAATATTAGTTATCAAAAAAGGGTTGATATTTTTAAAACCAGATTAATTCTTATCGGGTTGATTGGAACATTAATATTTGGATTCTTCTTATTTAATTATTCTACCGCCGAGCTGTATGTAAATATTATTGATTTAAAGGATATGCATATCTTTATGATAACATTGTGTGAGGTACTCTTTTTAGCATCTATAACGGTTGTTTTTGTAGTTATTACCATATGGCGATTTGAAAGAGGGACAATACATTTAAAATAGAAGATTGTGTTGGCTATGTATATGCGCAAAAATGGGGGCGTGACAGATAAAAATAATGAAAACCGCGTTGGATGGGGTTACCATCTTACAGTTATCACATCTGATAGTAAGATGGTTTGGTACTTATGCTTTATGTCAATCCGTACTTGTGCCTAAAGTCAAGACAAACGGATACATTAGATATAAAGTCGGTAAGATTCATGCATGAATGGTAACATATTTTATAAATAGCTACTGATATTAGTACTGCCTGCACGTAAAGTAGGTCTGAAATACGACTTTACGTGCAAAGCCGGTAAGGTGATTTCCCATTGATGAAAAATTAGAAAATGCTGAAATGTCGGTAGAGTACTTACGGGCCTTTCACAAATTCGTTTTCAGCCATCCACACATCTACGGTGCTGTCAAAGAAGAGATTCACAAGAGAGCCCGTGGCTCTGCTGGTGGGCAAGCTAAGGCAAGGCGTGCCTTAGAGGGCGGTGGAGAGGATATCGAGCTGGAAGAGATGTTAGAGCATGTGCCGGATGAAAGCCCAGTAAAGGCCACTAACGCGGCCCATGTGGAAGGGGAAATCATAGAGACTGACCAGTACTTTGATGTCCCAACCGTTTTCACTAAAGAGGGTGTCTGGACAGGCACAAATGGCATTCCCACGCTTAAGACATTCGATGCTCTGAAGGCATCCGCTCCCTGGTTCGTGGGCGCACCGATCACCCCTAAACATATTGAAACCGACACCATAAGGCCCGATGACCGGCGGTTAGGCCATGTAATTTCTGCCACTGCCCGCGAGGATAAGAGAGACATTTTCGGCATTGGCCGATATTTCAAATCATTGTTAAATGAAGATGAGATCACCAAACTGCAAAATAAGCAGAACTTGGACGGATCTCCTGGATATTTTACCCCCGTGAGAAGCGAGGCGGGCAATTTTGGAGGCAAGGATTACCAAGCAACTGAAATTGGCCCTTATGTGGTTACAGAATACGCAACTTTCTTTGACGGAACTCAAGGGGCTTGTAATAGCGCGTCGGGCTGTGGGCCATTTCAGAACGCGGCTGATAAGCTAGTTCTTGATAAAAATGGCAATGTGAGGAAGTGCCCAAAACAACAGAATGAGGCTGACAAAATGACTGAAGAACTGGAAAAGAAATTTAATGCCGCTCTGGAGGAGATCGCATCTCTGAAAGGCGAACTGGAAAAGCTGAAGAATGCCGCCCCGGTGGATATTGCACCTCTGGCAACTGAGATTGCAGACCTCAAAGAGAAGTTTGCCAATGCGGCGAAGGTCGAATCTGATGCTAAGGTTGCCACTGAGAAAATTGCCTTCAAGAAGCTGCTCAATGCTGCCGCGGCAACCGAAAGCGACACGATGTTTGATGCTTTCAAGGCTGACCCGGTTGGCTGGATGTCTGGCAACAAAGACAAGCTTCTGAATGAGGCTGAAACCAAAGACCCCAAGGGCAAGAAGCAGGCCAATGCCGCTGGTGCCTTTGATTTACAGGCAGAACAGGCCAGGCTTTGGGGATACTGAAAAAATTATTAATGAGGATTGATATAAATGGTTACATTTACTAATTCAGGCCGAAAGGATGTTTACATTTCCGGCCCTACCAAGACCTACTATGCGGGTGCCCGGATACCCTTCGGCGCGGCTGTAATTAGGCAGGGAACCGTTGGAAGAATACAGGCTGCTATCCTGGAAGATGAGGATTCTATCATAGGGTTTGCTTGCTCCGACGAGGTCGAGCATACTTACGATGGCTTTTACGAGATTGGCGATCCTGTGCGTGTTGCACTCAAGGGATCTGTCATAAATGCCAATATCATAGCAACCGCAAGCACTAGCCTGGTAGCGGGCGATTATCTGGATGTAGCTGACCACACAAGCGGCGTGGCTGCCACTGGAACCGGCTGCTTAGAGGAGTCCGGCGCAGGATGCAACGTGGGTGAAACCAGAGTTATCACTACTTCCGTTGCTCAGGTTCTTGAGGATGTCACCCTCACCAGTGCCACCTACAAGGCACCCACCGTCTGCACAGCAGGCGCGTCCACCATCACCATGACATCTGGCGATCCTACCTTAATGGGTATCCAGGTCGGTGATATGGTCCTTCTGGCCGATGCTAACGGCACCGATGCACAAGTAAACGCAATAACTGCAATAACCGACACTCAGCTAACCGTCGCGATCCCCATCACAACGGCGGCTTGCGATCTTGTCTATGCTATTAGACAGGCTGAAGTGGTGGTGATTTAAATGACAATGAACTATGGATCTTCTATATCCGCCGAGGCTACTGAGATATTTTCTCAGGAAATCCTCAATTATCAACAGAAGCAGAAGGATCAGAGGCTTGCCCGTACCCTGTCCACAATCAGGAACATAGGCGCAACCGTCAACACCGACACCGTAACCTACTTTGAGAAGTCTGGTGGAAACGGCGTTATCAATGCAGCCATCACGGCCAAGGGCGATACTCCCCCTCAGATCGGTGTCAAGGGCAAGCAGGTATCGAGATCTGTATATCAGATCGGCGCAAGCTTCAAGATCAATGAAAGAGATCTTAACCTTGATCCCCGCCAACAGGCCCGCAAGGTAGATGTCGCTACCCGCGACATAGGAAGGCTGGAAGATTATATCTGGATCAATGGAGATACCGCAACCGGCTTAACCGGCCTGCTGACTTCTGCTAGGGCTAACCCCAACGGCAAGGTAGTGGCTTCCGGTGCTTCTGGTGTGGATGCGAATAACACCGGATCGTGGGATTCCGCAGACACAAACATCGATGTCTACACCGATATCATGAACGCTTGTGACAGGATCGGAGACAATTTCACTCCTAAGTACCTCTGTGGCAGGAGAGCAGAAATCGCCCCAATCCGCAAGATGGACGATCTCAGGAAGAGATATGCAGATGAGATCCTGGACCTCTTTGGAGCATCCAATACTCAGAGCTTCATAAGAACCTCTTCATACTTCCCGTCTGGATATGTCTACGTAGTCTCTCAGGATATGGAGTTTGCCGAATTCCTGATCTCCG